CTTGTAAAGGACCAGTAGTCGACAGTGGAACTGTCTTCTGTAATGACTGCTGTTGAACAGCCATTACCTGGGTTGGCTACCCAGGCCGGTTCTGACGTGGAAACGCGCGTCGGAGCTTGGACAACGAGCGAATTCCGTTCCCTTACGACTTTGTCGGGGGAACAGGTATTTGGAAAGAATCTTTCCAAGTGCCTTTCGCGCAGACGAAGAGAATCTCTCCGTAGCCGGATGCAAAGGGCCGAGGTTATCCTGGGCCTTAAGCTCCACAGGTCGGTTCTAAAGCGACTCTGCGTGATGGACTACGAAACCCTGAAACGTGTTTCTAATTTCGTAGAATGCATAAAAGACTGTATCATTCTGTCAACTCCATCAGTCGACAGTCAGTCTTCCGACTTCAAGAAAGTCTTGAAGTGGGCATATTCGATCTCAGCCTATCGCACTGATTCGGGAACGAAACAGTGGAAGAAGTTCGGATCACTTTTGAAGTGGTACGCACTCAAGTCTGAGACCGAGAAACCCGACAAGCCAAGTGATCTTGTGGGTTTCGGAGACCAATTGGAGGAATTTCCTACCTTTTGGCTTCGACTCTGTCCATGGATTAAATCCGTGGTCAGATATGGAGCAAGGTCTAAATTAGACCTGACCCGGGTGGCTCATTTAACGTCCTCTAGGGGGTTACCCCCTGGAGATACGCAGACGAGAAACCTTGCTTTGAGCAATCACAAGGATGTCTTGTCGAGCCACTTCGACGAGGATTCCGAAAGAGTTTCAATCCTGAAACATCTTTCGGCCCTCATCGGGCGAGAGGTCAAAAGTCGCGGAGGTTATACCTCTAACGGTCACTTGTCTCTCACAACTTCGTCCTCCTTTGACACTATTGTCAAAAACGGAGGGCGAGCCAAGGAGATTTCGGAAAGTTTCCGAATCTGGATGGAGTCTGTCCCTGACGAAAGTCGTCACGGGAAGACTCTCCTTGGAAGAGACTCCGACGAAATCGTCGGAATCCCACGGTGGATTACATGCGGTCGCAAAAATTGGCAAGATTTTCTTGCTGATCTTCCTAAGGAAGACGATGGTGTGACCTTATCCGCCAGTGTCCAACCTGGAGAATCCAGGCAGGACACGTTCTTCGATTTTGAAAATTTCAAATACGAAGATCCTATTTTCGGTCTCGATGAGGCCACTGGTTTTCAGCTCCACCAGTGGTCTACCGAGTCGCTGCTAGACCTCGGAATATTATCCGGGGATAAGCACGACCCTGACAGTTTGGTACTCACTGATGTGAGGCCTCTAGTCAGGAGATCGTCTATCGGCGAACCCGGGGCTAAGTCCCGGGTAGTCACCATTGCCGAAGCTTGTTTAACAATCTTCTTGCAACCCTTCAGCCACCATATCGGGGGCTGGTTACGAAACCACCCTAGCGCGACTGCGGGTTTTACCCGCGCCGCTCAGGGGTTTGAGTACATTAAGGGGCTTCACTTCAAGAGGCATCCTCCTGGTGAAGCGTTAGAACTGAAGATCTTATCTTCAGATCTAACAACTGCAACCGACTACTGCGTTCATTCATACAGCCAAGCTATGCTTGACGGTCTGTTTGAAGGCTTAGGGGAATTATTCCCCTATCATCGGTTGTCTTCTCAGCTACTTTGCTCTCCACGAGTGGTTGTGGAAGGAGGATCGTCGTGGAATACCCGGAGGGGTATTCTCATGGGCGACCCCGGAGCAAAGGTGGTTCTGACTATGCACAATCTTTGTGCAGAGTTAGAGTCCTTTCTGAGATTTCGGGCAGAAACGGAGTTAAGTAACTCTGAATTTCTGAGGCGTCTATCCAAGATGAAGGAAATTCCTTCGTCTTGGTGGAGACACTTCGCTTGTAGCGGGGATGACCACGCTGCAATAGGACCCGAAACATACCTCTCAGGTATCACTAGATGCCATCATCAAAACGGAATGTCCGTTTCGTGGCCACAGAATTTTGTTTCTGCGGTCGGCGGTACGTACTGTGAAGAATTTTTCTTCTTAAGAGGTTACAGTACGAAGGAGCTTTTCATTGGAAGGCCCCTTTGGCGACTAGGCTATGCTAAGCATTGCCACGTCGATGCCCTCAAGTTACGCCTTTTATCACCGTGCTCGAAAGAGCACGAAGGCAAAGACGAACCCAATCCTGGTATTGGGAAGGCACACCAGATCAGTAAAGTACTGGCCTGGCTTGAACCCCCGCTAGACCAACTCAAGAGCTGGGCCTCGTGGAGGTTCTCGGACAGATTTTCCGGGTTTCTCCCGGACATTGTGTCCAAATATCTCCCAGTATCACTGGGAGGGCTCGAGGCCCCAGGTTGGCACCTCGATCCGTGGGAGCTCATGGGAGAGATTTCATCTCTTCCTGCAGCTCATCTTACCTTGATAAGTAAAATCTTATCAGGTGATTCGAGTCACCTCGAGCGTAGGATCGTTTCGAGCTTCAGCTCTAACGCCCGCGCCCGGGGGATCGACTCTGACGTGATCCAGGATCAAGTCAGAGCGCTACTAGGCAATTTTGAATTGACTAGGGCGATCAATGTCGATGAGATCCAAGGGATCTTACAAATCGACGACGAGGAGTTCCAAAATTGGAACGCTCGGAAGAAGTTCCGCGAGGCTTCGCTCGCGGGCTTCATCTCGATCAACGATGCCATTTCGCTGATCGAACGACCGTACATATTCAGGGACCTCTTGTTCCCTGATATGTCGGAAAAGCACGGTTATGAACCGAGCTTTTCCCCTGCGTACTCCAACGTGAGTTGGAACCGCAGAATTTCGAAATTCCACTCTTTAGTGGAAGCTCAGGTTCCGGTAGGGGAAGAAATTCTTCCCGCGGCAGACATGATATGGG